AGCGGCACCACGATCGATGCAGTGGGCGGCGCGATGGTCAAGCTGGCCCGCGGCATGGTTGCAGCTGGCACGGCTACTGATGAGTATGGGCAAACGGCTGAGCAGGCGCTGCAGGATGCGACGCAGGCGGTAGAAGATGGCGAGGATCGCCAGGTTCAGGCTGTCCAGGATGCTGCCGACAAGCGGCTGGCGGCACTTGAAAAGGAGTCAGACGATCGACTGCGAGAAATCAACAAGCGATACAAAGCAGAAGCAAGACTGCTGGGTGATTCGTTTGATAATCAATCAAGACAGGAAGCCGATGCAGCGAAAGATAGACAGCAGCAAGAGGAACGCGCAATCAAGCGTTCATTTGATGCGCGTGCTAAGGCAATTAAGGATGATAAGTACCTGACTGACCAGCAGAAGGAAGCAAAGCTGCAAGCATTGCGTGACGAGGAAGACAATGTTTTGAAGGCGTTGGATCGTGGCTACCAGCAGCAGCAGACGCAACGCACGCGGCAGTTTCGTGATGCACAGCAGCAACAGGAAGATGCGCTTGAAGAACGCAAGCGTGCCGAAGAAGAACAGATCAAGGCCCGAATCAATACAGAGAAGAGCCTGACCAAAGAGCACGCCGATGGCCAGGTGAAGCTGATCAAGCAATCAAGCAAAGAACAAATCGAGTCCTTGAAGGAATTGGCCGAAGGTCCGAAAGGTGTAGCCGCAGCTTTGGCGGCGCTTGGCTTGAGTGCGGTGGATACCAGCGGCAAGATGAAAAGCACTGATGAGGTGATGCTCGAAGTAGCCGACAAGTTCAAGATGATGCCAGATGGCGCCAAGAAATCAGCGCTTGCTATCCAGCTATTTGGCAAGTCTGGCGCCGACATGATTCCACTGCTCAATGGTGGCCGCCAAGCAGTGGAAAGCCTTGGCATCACCATGACAACCAAGTTTGCCAAAGGTGCTGATCAGGCCAACGAAAAGATTGTGGCGCTTCAAACCAAACTGCTTGAGCTCAGCGTGAAGCTTGGCACTGCATTGATGCCAGTGCTTAACACGATCACTGATCTGGTTATCCGACTGGCCACTGGTTTCAGCAGCCTGCCGAATTGGATGCAAGGCACCATCGCAGCCGTTGGCGGCCTGGTGATCGCGCTTGGCCCGCTGGTGCAGGTGATCAACGGTGTGCTGATGGCAGGCAGATTCCTGATGGCGCTCAAGATTGGCGCCACCATCGCCAGCTGGGCCGCTGCTCTTGGCCCCGCGATGGGAGTCATCAGCGCTGCATTCTCAGGCCTGCTGGCCTTCCTGAGTGGCACCGTGCTGCCAGCGCTGCTGGCGTTCTTCTCCGGCCCTGTCGGCTGGACGGTGCTGGCCGTGGCGGCGGTGGTGGCGATGGCCATCGCATTCCGCGAGCCGCTGGGCAAGTTCATTACCTGGCTTGGCAGTGTGTTCAAAAAAGGATGGGATGGCTTTGTGAAGAACATCCTGGAGAAGCCAGTCAAGGCGTATTTCAAGTGGTGGCGCAGCAACTGGGAATCAGCGGTGAAGTTCGTGACTGGATTGTTTTCAGGTATTGCCAAAGCATTGAAGGCGCCATTGGATGGCATCGTCAGTATTCTCAGGAATACACTGCGGCTGGCCTTCCGAAATCTCGAGAACGCATTCAATGCTTTCGTTCTTCGATATAACAACCTCGTCGCCAATCTGAAAAAGTCACCATTCGGTGGGATTCTTGGCCTGATTCCTACTATTCCACTGCTGAACATTCCCAAGTTTGCTCAGGGTGGCTTGGTTACGAAACCCACTATCGCAATGGTGGGTGAAGGGGGTCAGAATGAATTCATCCTGCCAGAGTCAAGGCTGAAAGATTTTGCGCAGCTCAACGCTGAGCTTTCGTGGCAAAAGCTTCTCAACAGCGCCTGGCTGCGCAGCCTGCAACCATCCACAGGAAGCGACATTGCTCGGGAAAGCTTTAAGCGACTAGAGGAACAAATCACCAATCTCGGCTTAACCGGCAGTGCTCCCAATAAAAACCTGCTAGTCGGCAATGAACCAAAGCAACTTGCTATTCATCAGACCAATACGTTTGACGTTGACCCCATAATTCAGATTACTACTGGCCCCGTGATTCAATTTGACAACCAGAGGTTTGTCACGCTTGATGAGTTTGAAGCTGGCCTGCGGACGGCAGTGCGTTCTGTATTTGATAGCCTGCGCAATCCGGCGACGCGGATTCAGTTGGGGCTGTCCTGATGGCACGCGCACAAGCCCAGTACCTTCGGATTTACTCAGCTGCTGGTGTCACCATTAACCGCTGGCAGAGCTACTACAGCAAGGCCGTGTTGCTCAATGGTGATCTCTGGCTCAGCGTTGCATTCACAGCGCAGGGCTTTACAGAAGGCGCCAGCGGCGTTGAATCTGACATCAGCATCACAGCGCCTGCAACCGGCATTGTGGTGGCGGCATTTGAAGCAGCACTTCAGAATGCCTACCTAGTGGATCTGACCACCTACCAGTTCGATGCACTCAACGGCAACGATGTTCCGCAGACAGGGCAGGAGCTGATCGCGTCATACACCGGTCAGGTGGTGGGCGGCAGCGGCAGCCTGACCAGTCTTGAGATGACCCTGGGCGCACCGGTCGCCGCTGTTGGCGCTCAGGTGCCACCACGCACGCTGACCAGCGCGATCATGGGCACTGGGTTCCGGCCATGACGCTTAGCACTCCATCAGCCGCGCCTACCGGTGGCGGCAAAGCGCTTGACATTCCGTTCTTTGCGCAGGACCTGAACCCAGCGCCGGTCATGAGCATTCAGACCGGCATCGTGCCACCACCTGCCACGTCGCCACCGGCGGCGGTGACCAGGCCGCTGGATGTGGCACAGAAAGCCGCCAGCCTGGGTGATGTGGTGCCGATCGTCTTCTGCCGCCAGGTGGCCGGCGTTGGCGGCGTGCTGATCAGCCCCAGCGCCACTGAAGCGCGATTCGTTAACAGCGCCACCAATCAAGTCACAGCGTTCTACTTGCTGGTCTTGGGCGAGGGATTGATGGATTCAATCCCGGTGCGTGATGTGTTCTCCGGCGGTTGCCGCCATGGCAGCCACACCCAAACGTTCAACCGTCGCGCGGGCGATTGGATCCCAGAGAATGCCATCGTGCAACGCAGTGGCTACACGCTGCCAAACTGCCCGCAGAACTGCGGCAGCATTGGCAGCTACCCAGGCATCTCAACGCTCAGCTTTTCGCGGCAGGTGGCTGATGGCTCGACGCTGTGGGACCGGCAGGTGCATCTGTTCATTCGCGGCGGCATGTATGTGCAGCGGTTGACGGATCAGGCCTTTGGCCCCAGCGATAACTTCGCAGATCTGACCAACTGGCTGCTTGCCAACATCGGCGGATTGAATGCCAACCTAATTGATACAGCAGGCCTGACCACGGTCGCGCGATTCCTCGGCGCCAATGGTTTGAAGTGTGACTGCGTGCTGAAGGAAAGCATCAACTACGAGGAGCTGATCACCAAGTGGGCGCCTTACTTCCTGGTGCGTGCCAGTCGCGTGCAAGGCAAACGTGGTTTGAAGCCGCTGGTGCCAACGCTGCTGGATGGCTCGATCAACACCACCAGCTCAGTGGCGGTGTATCAGTTTGATGAGGATACGATCCTGCTGGATTCGTTCCGCATTGAATACAGCGACCTGACGCAGCGGCAGCCGTTTGTAGCGCAGGTGATGTGGCGCCAGCAGGCAGAAGATGACATCGGCATCATCCGCACCGTGGAGCTGCGTTACTCCGACACCGCACGCACGAACCTATCAATCGAAACGCATGACCTCAGCGAGTTCTGCACCAGCGGAATGCACGCTGCCAGGTTTGGCGCCTACCTGTTGGCCAGCCGCGTGAACATCACCCACTCAGTTACGTTCAAGGCAAGGCCCCAGGCGCACAACGTCAGCGTGAGCGTTGGCGACCTCGTGCGCGTCAAGCTGCCGCGCGCATCGGTAGGCGTTGGCGAGGCTGTGCATGACTTCCTCTACGAGGTGGTCACCATGGGCAAATCACTGGAAGGTGTGGTGAGCTACGAGTGCATCCACCATCCAGTGGATACGCTGGGAAGAAGCATCGTGGCGGTTGCGGTGGCCAATGTTCCCTATACAGCTGGACTGGTGGATACCGCCAAGACCGGCCCCAGCTGCGACGCTGATGCCGGCCGCGCGACGGATTCAACCATCCCGGCTGAGGTTTACATCCAAGTGATCGACCCACCGGCACCGCTTGATCCTGCTGTTGAGGATGCTGTGGTGCCATCGGATGAGGTGCTGATCGGCAACGTGCCAGTGCAAGGCACAGCGAGCGGCACCGTGACCAATCCAGACGACGGCCTGGATAGCTACGGATGAGCACCTTCCCTGCGCTGGTACCAAGCAGCCGGACGTTCACGCCTGGCAGCTACCCGAACACGGCTTACCAAGGCGTGAACGGCATGGAGAACCGCGTGCGGCATTCCAACGTGCTGATTGACTCGACGCTGCAGCTTGGGTTCATCGGCCTGAGCGAGGCGCAGGTGTTGGCGATCCTGCTGCACTACCAGGCGCGCCGCGGACCATACGGCAACTTTGGATTGCCGGCTGAGGTGATGAGCGGCGTGAGCAGCGTGGCTGATTATTCGTTGCAGGGTTACGCATGGAGCTATGTCGAGCCGCCAACGGTTGAGGATTATCCCTGCGGCAGCCATGGTGTCAGCGTGACGCTGAGCAGCTCAGTGGCTCCTACGGCGGACATCCTGCCGTTCACGACGACCATTGCGATTGGATTGACTGCTGGTCGTGGTGTGGCTGCTAATGGAACAGCGCAGACGATAAACATTTCACTGACAGCTGGCGCGCCTGGTGTCATTATTGAAGTGCCAAATCTTGTAGCTACCTTCTCAATAGCTTTTCCGGTGCCGAGCTAATGGCAGTCACGATCAACGTTTTCAATGGCGTTACATACACACTCGCCGCCTATGGAGCGCTTCAAAAAACTAACACAAATGGGACGGAAACACGATGCCCATTTTTTGTGACATTGCGCAGTGTTGATGTTTCAACTTTTAACGCTGCTGATAGCGATTTTTTGAGAAATAGATTTAGTGGCGGTGCCTACACAACAACCGGCCTTAATGAGCTTGCAACCGCAAATGGATATACCAAAGGCGGTAAGACTTTGACAAACGCTCGCTTTACATACGCATCTGGAGCGCTTACGTTTACAGCTGATGCCGTGCGATGGACTGCCACCGGTCTTGGTATTGTGGCTAAGTCAGCATTGCTTTGCTACCAGGGCGCCGAAGCCATTTATAACAACGACATTTATTATACATCTGTGCCGATTGCTATGATTGATTTTGACATGACGGCAACAGTGGGCGCCGGTCAGTCGCTTACGTTGAGCTGGCCGGCGGCTGGCATTTTCAAATGGCAACTAGCCTAAAAAACCATGGCAGTCACCGTCAACGTTTACCAAGAAAACGCTCTACGCAATTTGGGAACCTATGGCATAAGGCATCAAGACTACTCAACTGTATGGAAGTTTAAGACGGCCAGCATGTTCGTGCTGCTGTGCAGTACAGACAATGCCGCTTATGTTTCTTCATTTGCTGGAACAGTTCAAGAGCTGTTGGCTAGTGGCGTTCAAGAACTGACCACATCAAATGGCTATGTTCAAGGTGGCTTGCCAGCGCCATGGAGCATCAATGATCTGTTCTATGGATTTGTTGCATTTTTAAGGAGCAGCGCGAGTGGCAACAGCGCATTTTATCTGCCAAGAACACTTATCGGCGCAACACGCCCTTACAGTGCAATCAAATGGACTGTAACAAGCAATTCGATTTCGGCTAAATCCGCTTTGCTGTGCTTTGAATCGCCTGTGTCTTCAGCGTCTACGATCTACAGCCGTTCTTATCCGCTTGCGATGATTGATTTTGGCGGCACTAGAACATCAGCAGTTGGCACGCCATTTGAAATTAACTGGAGCGAAACCGGCGCCATTACTTGGACTCGCTAGCCTGAGCGTAAAGGGGTGCCATGGCTTCCTTTGTCTACAACTCGGTGCTGACTGATCTGATCAACGGTGATCTGGATTTTGCGGTTGACAGCTTCAAGCTGTTGCTGGTTGGTGTCGGCTACACGGCCAGCAAGGACGGGCACGACCGGCGCAATGATGTGAGCAGCGAGATCTCCGGCACCGGCTACACCGCCGGCGGCAACGCCACCACCTGCACCATTACCAACGACACCAACAAGAAGATCCTCACCTTCTCGTCGGTGTCGTGGCCATCAGCCACGTTTACAACTGCAGGCGGCGTGATCTTTAAGGCGCGCGGTGGTGCTAGTAGTGCGGATGAGCTGATTGCCTACCTGGATTTCAGCGGCGAGGTGGTGTCAACCGGCGGCACCTTCAGTGTCAGCACCAGCGTGATCACGCTGGCGAACTGATGGCCACATTCTGGGAGGAATGGGACTGGCGGCCGCAAGAGCCATTCCTCTATGGCGCGGTCACCACAGCGTCATACCCAACTCTGACCCCAACCGGCCGCAGTTACAGCATGGGCCGCTTTGCTGTCTCGCGTGAGGTTGGCTTTGGTGGCGGGCAGGTGAAGTTCCTGCACAGCAGCCGCGTCAGCAACCTCACCATGGAGCTGAGCTATGAGAACCTGACCCAGGCCGAGATGGCCAGCATCCGTGATCACTACCGCGGGCAGCAGGGTTCATTCGTCAGCTTCCTGCTGCCGGCTGAGATCTGGGCAGGCCAGTCGAGCGTGTCCAACATCGTGCCAGCTGGAATGCGCTGGCGTTACCAAGAGCCACCGGAGGAGTCGCAGAAGCGTGGTGGGTACGTGGACACCACCGTGTCGCTGGTGACGGATGGCACATGGCTGCCAAGCATTGAGCCGCTGCCTGGCTTCGAGCTTGGCGTAAATGTGATCTGGATTGCTGGCGCTGCAACGCAGACCGACGAGATCGACCTGGTGGTGAATGTGGTGTGGGCCTCTGGAGCGGCTACTGGAACCGCGGCTGATGATGATGGCTTTGCGGCGTCGCTATTCTGGAATGAAGATCAATACACCACCTGGCGGTGATCAATGGCAGCGCCAAACATCAAATCAGGCAGCTCGGTCACGACGGTCACCGGCAAGACCGTGGGCTATGCCGTGACCACCTCGATGGCTGCGGCGCTGAGCAATGGCGCCAGCAGCGGCAAGGTGCTGAAGATCAACTCGGTGTACTGCGCCAACGTGGACGGCAGCGCAGCTGCTGATATCAGCCTGGAGCACTACAACGGCACCACCGGCTTTGCCATCGGCAAGACGATCGCCGTACCGCCTGACGCCACGCAGGTGCTGGTGACACGCGAGGCTTACATCTACCTGGAGGAAGGGCACAGCCTCCGCGCACAGGCCAGCGCTACCGGCGACCTGGAGCTGGTGATTTCCTACGAGGACATCAGCTGATGTTGGGCTTCAACGGCGGCCTTATGGGCGTGCGGCGCACACCGACAACCGGCACAGCGTCTGGGCTGTGGTTTCAGAATGAGCAGAGCGTGGC